GTCCGTAGTTGTTGTTCTTGCCCTTGTTGCTGAACACCTGCTCATATTGCTGATATATTGGGTTTCCTTCATTCCACCCGGCAAGGTACAGCATATATCGCCCTTCCAGCGTGTGATCGTCGCAGAGGCGCGACAGTGGCAGCTCCAGCAACGCCACGTCCTCGGTGTGCTGCGCAGCACCGAAGTAGCCGAAGCGCAGTCGCTCGCTCGTAGTAGGTTGCGGCTTGAACTGGTCGTATAACAGGTGCGGCACATTCTCGCAGATCGTCACGTTTCGGTTCAGCTTGACGATCTCATCGCGCAGGTACGTCGTGGTCGTGATGACCGCATCCGCAAGTTTGACGTGTTCAGCGACAATCGCAGACATGTTCGTGTCGTGGTAGTGCTTGTAGAAACTGTGCCCAGTCCCCAAGTGCCAGTAGTCATCCATGTCCAAAATGATCTTCGCGCCGTATTGGCGTAGAATATCGGCGACAGGCTTGACAGCCTCAATCGGCCCTGCAATCCAAGTTCGGTTATACAAGAACAAGTCAATGGTCCGTAGTTCTTCGTCGCTCATAGTTCGCACGTCGGCGATACTCACGAACTCGGCCTCGCTGCCAAACATCTCATGAACGCGGCTGCTTGGCATCTCCAAGCGGTAGTAGCTGCACCCTGTCGGATGCTGGTTATAGACGATACATACACGCATAGAACAAAGTTAGCCCAAAAAAAAGAACCCTGCGCCACCATTCGCAGGGTTCTCCAACCAACCAAAATCTGTGCTAATATACTTACGATCCGCCAGTGATTTGCGTGCCGCTGGTCAAAGCTGAAATTATTGAAGATGACACCTCGCTGCATGGCAACTCCTCCATGCCTGTGAACGTCATCTCATAGCCATTGCGGTCACCCATTGCCGTTCCTGTCTGCGCTGTGCCGCCAGTAACATCCAAGCCATTCGAGCGACCAAGCAGCCAGTATTTGCCGTTTCTGTCAGTGACAATAGCCATCAGCCGATTCAACCCCAGCAGTCGCAGTTCGTTGCGCACTGTTTGCGTCATGCGGTTAATCGGGAATACCAACTCTTGCTGGTAGAAAATCGTTCCGTTTTCAGTTGAGGCGTTGACAGTTTCGGTGAACTGACCAGCGCCCTTCGGTACTTCGTATTTGTAAAATCCTGATGCAGGGAACGTGCCAGTGACAACGCCCGAACCATCTACAACGATGGTACCAGTGACGCTGTTGAAGGCGATGAGGCGTACCTCCGTGATGCCGCCCACGTTGTCGCGGCATCCTAATTTATATCCAGTTGTTAAGGCGCAAGGCATGTCTATTTCGTTTAGTTATTGACAAAAGAAAAGAAGCGGGGAGGGTTGCCCCTCCCCACGTCATCAGCCTGCAGGCGTAGTCGCGTTCGACGCCTTGTACAACACCATCTGCTCCGGGAAGGCGAACTGTACGCCGTACTTAAACGCAGCTTGGAAGCGCACTTGGTCGTTGTCGTACGATGCCCAAATGCGGAATTGATCTTCGTCGGAGAGCAAGTCTGTGCCGTAGTACAGGTTCTCAAGCGAAGTAGCAACGATCCTGCGCGTGTTGTTCATACCGTTGACTGCAACGATCTTGAGGTTCGTGCCGGGGTAGAACATCTCACCACCACCAAGCTGTCCGAGGTCGCCTTGGAATAGGTTTTCGCTGACCAGCTTATTAGCTAACAAGCGATACACGTCCCATCCGCAAAAGGCAACAAGGTCAGGCCTGCTCACGATCGCGACAGGGATGTTTTGATATACGTTTTCAAAAGCCGAAACGATAGTCGCGTCGCTGAACGCAGCACCGGCCAACGATGACACGATAGATGCTGATGCCGTGGTTTTCTCCATCAGGTGCAAAAGTCCTACGGTTTTGTTCAAAGTCGCGTCACCGCTTATTGTAGCCGACCCTCCAGTCCATCCAGACGCGCCTGTCGCCGATGTCGACTGCCAAATAGCAGTCTCGATGTTAGCGGCGATCTTCTTTGCCTTCTGCGTTGCGAAAGCCTGCTCAAACGGCACACCTTCGTAGTTGCTGCCTTGTGTCAACTGGGTGGCAAGCCACTTTGTTTCCATCTCACGAGGACACAACTCCTCCTGCACCTTGACACGCGCAACGCTGATGACGCGCTGGCTGAATGACGTTGTGCCGCTGGCTGCCCACGCGCATGCTGTGGCGGATTGAAACACGGCGTCGGTGTCCATAAGGTTCAACGCCTCTTGATTTTTCACGCCCACGCGCTTCTGCATGAGCGACTGCGTTTTCGCGTCGAAAACGGCAGTAGTCAACAACGGGAGCTTATTCTGCTCCACATAGTCGGTTAGTCCTGAAATTGAAAATGACATAGTTTATTTTTTTAGGGTTTTTAGGGTTTCTTGTACTTCTGCAAGACGGTTGGCGCGGCTCATCTTCACCGACTCCACAACCGCGTCACTTGCTCTTTTCTTCGGCGCAGCGGTAGGCATCTGCGCCAACGCTGACAACGCCGTGTCAATCGTGCTGAACCTTGCGGCGTTAGCTTCAACCTCGCCGCCCATCTTCGCCATCATCTCCTCGACCTTTGCAGCCAAGGCAGCGATAGCCGCCTCCATAGCTTGCATCCTCTCCTCATGCGGATCAGCAGGCATCTCTTCGCCTTCGGGTGTGACTTCAATCTCTACCTCTTGCGCCTCAACAGCTTCAGGTGCCGGTGCCGGTGCAGCGTCGCCGATCTCGACAATCTTACCGCCTTCGGTAGTCACCACTCCAACTTCAGGTATGCTATGTGCGCCATCAGGTGCAGGCAGCAGTCCCTCTTCGGTCACGACGTAGACCAGCGTGCCAACGGCTAACTCGCCATCGACGCGGATCATCGTGCCATCCTCCAACTTGTAGTCGCTGAACGCCAACGGCGCAGCGGCTGGTGCTGGCGCAGCGGAGAAGCTACGCAGCACGCGGGTTAATTCTGAAATTCGATCTGATAGGTTCATAGTGTTAAATATCATTGGTTTTGATAGTATGCAAAAAACTCTCAAAGGCTTGAGCGAACTCCGCCATCGCCACCTCTATCTCCGTGTCCGTAGGTTGCATCCCGAAGTAGCCTTCAATGCTGAACCCGGTGAACTGGTCGCGCTCCTCCCAGACTTTGTCGTTCTCGACCTTGAATGATCCAAACCAGCTGCCATCCTTCGCATCCTCGTAGCCCTTGGGTGGGTTGATGCCGCGCTCCCTGTCGATCAGGTAACTCTCGAACATATAGACGCCATCAATGGCGGTGCTGTGTTCGGCGTTCACGTTATGCTGGTTGCCCTGCTTAAAATACTTCTGCACCATCTTGCGGATCGTTTCCTTCTGGAAGATCACGAAGTATTCGCCCCGCGTTTTGTCGCGGCGTATGATCGGCGTGTCTGCAAGCATCAACGGCCCTGTTAGTACGCGCTTTTCGCCTGTTTCGGTGAACCGCATCTTCTCCTTGCTGAACGCCTGAAATGGCCGCTCAATTGCAGGGGATTCAACGAGTGCGACGTAGCTGACGCCTTCGTCAACTTCGTCAATGGTCATCAGGTAAACTGGTAGTTCCATAGCCTTAAATATCATCAATTCGCCAACTGTGCAAATTCGCTGATCCTACGCAATCGCCCTGATACTGTGCGCACGTCGGATTCGACGACATACGCGCGCATGCTTTGACCTTGCCCTGCGCCTGCACCTTCATTCGGGTTAGTTAGCTGGCTATTCGGGTTCATCACTCCGCCTCCCGATGCGAAGCCTCCTGTCGTTGGCGGTGCTGATCCGCCGCCGCCTCCGCCGCCAGTCACTGCCGATGGCGACTGAAACGTCTGCTTGCTGATCTGCTGCACGCGAAGCAACCCTGCCGCAACAGCCGCTGCCGCCGCAATGGTAGCGCGCACTGGTGCCGATGGATCGGGTATCACCATCTGCGACCTATACGCCCCTTGTGCAGCGCTGAATGTTTCAATCAACGTCTGCGCCATCGACATCTTCTTGTTAATCTCAAAAGCACGACGCTGTGACCTCTCGCTCTTACCTGCAAACAGCGTAGACAGGTTGCCGAGCGTCTGAAACGTTTTAGCTGCGGTGTCAATCTTCATCTGCTCCAGCCTTTCTTCCTCCTGCTGCATGCGCCGTTGCAAGTCCAGTTGGTATTTTATGCTTGTGCCTCGCTTTTGCAATTTGACATCTTCATTGCTGCGCGTAGTCGCTAACATTTTGTCTAAATGCTCTTGCAGTGTGATCTGCTCTGCCCTGTACTCCATCTCATTCTCCTTCTTTCGCTTTTCAAAATCTGCTTTCGCCTGCAATGCCCTTGCCGCTCTTGCATCTTGGAGGATTCTATTTTCTTCGGCAATCTTGACTTTTAGCAACTGAATCTCTTGCATGTATTGCAATTCAAGGTCGCGCTGCGCTTGCGTTGAGTTCTCCTTCATCTGCACCCTCAACACCGCAAGGAATGACAATGACGTTTGTAGGTCACGCTCAAATCGCGCCATTCTAATCTTGGCGATCTGCTCATCAGTCGCGCCCTCTGCCTTCAACTTGCGCTCGTAGAGGTCAAGCATGTTGACCGATTCAAATAGTGACTTATTTAAGTCCTTTTGTGCCTCATTTTGGTCATCGGTCTTGCTCGTGAATCGTATCATAGCTTCAATCGCAAATCCTAACGCAACCACAACCGCACCAATGCCAGTGGTGACTAATGCAATCCTAAACGCCTTCAGCGCCCCTGTGCTGGTGCCCACTGCCAACGCATAGGCACGCTGCGCCGCCGCGTTCAGGTTGACCATCAGCGCGGAGTCCTTGTTCAGCGCATTGGCAACAGCCGTTGCACCATTGACTAACGCCAACGCCGCCTGCACCTTCATCATTGCCTTCTGAACATCCTCGCTCTCCTCGCCGAACAGCGCGGCTGCACCTTGCGCAACGG